GAATATTGATTGAATTTTACGGGAGGAACGGAGCGGGAGGGGCTTCAGAGGCGGCTTGCAGAGCCTTGCAGTTTTCGTCGCAAAACTTTTTATACCCAAGATCCATATAGGTTCCCCGGAAAACCTTCTTGCAGTAAAGACATTTCATGTTTTCAATGTAGTTCTCGATCCACCCATTCCCTTTTTTCTCGATGGCAAAGGAGGGTGAGATCATATCCTCCCTGATCAGCGTTTGAAGAGCCCTCACCCTGGCTTTTAGGCGATAGCGGAAGGCGATCAAGTCCAGGTAGTTCTTGATCCCAACAAACTCCTCAAGCATCACCGGATGCTTCCCCTCATAAATATCGAGAAGGGTTATCGTTGCTTCCATCGAGAGGGTGATTCCTATGAACGTGACCCGTTTACCCATCAGCTTTCTCCCGATGCTTCGGAATCTGAGGATGTTTTTTTTCTTTGGATTGTGAGGGCGTCAATCAGGTCCAGATAGTTTTCTTCGTTGATTTTTTCCTCGGGCTTGAGCCCGAAGTTCTCGAGAAATGGCCGCATTTTTTGGACTTCGGATTCCAAGAAAGACGAATCGCACATCAGACACTCTCCCGTGTCTCCCCGATGGCCACACTTGCACAGCCAAGATCCCCTGTTTGTCATGCCTGGAATCATGAGAAAAAGGAGATCGAACTTGCTTCGGATCATCTCCTGCAATCCTTTATCTACCCTTGCTTTCCTCGCCATGTTCGGAAGAATTCTCCCGACATCGTATGAAATATTTTCGAGCATGACTTGAGTCTTGATCTCCCGTTCCCGAATGTCTGCAAATTGGGATTCAAACTCTCTGCTCCATCCAAATTGCTTGGCCTCAAGCTCCTCAATCCCTTGTTTAAAAAGAGCATTTTCCTGAAGCAGGTCCTCGCACTTCTCGGAGAAGTCCTGCTTTTTTCTTTCAGCTTTGAGCGAACAATCTTTCCAGTATTTCCTACTCATATCAAGATCTCGGATCTCTTCGGCGTGGTTTGAGATTTGAGCTTTCAAGTTCTCATTTTTAAACCTCAAGTTCTCATTCTCAAACCTCAACCTGGATCTGAAAAACTCCCGGATCCCAAGGGCAAAACCAAAGCAAATCGAAAGCAAAACAACAATTTGGTAAACCTCGCTTACAACTTCCATTAGAGCCCTCCCTCTTCCACGGGCACAGTGTAGATCCAGGTTCCGTGAATTTTCGTTCGGCTCAATTTCCCTTTGTTGATAAGATACTTGAGTGTCCCTGAAACCAAATTCATAGACTCGTCGATCGCTTCTGCAATCTCTCCGCAAGTCTGCCCCGCTCCATCTGCAACCGCCATTATTACGGCGCAAGAGAGACTCCCTTCGTTGAAACCAAAGTGTTTATTCATCTTTCTTTCTTCCTTTTTTGGGTTGGAATAAAAAACAAAAGAGAAGGACAACGGAGCCCCTCTCGCTTGCGCTTGTCGATTTTGAGGCTAGAGCCCTTGCTCTCCTTCTTCGCTTGCCTTGAGTGGACTCTGGGGAACGCTCAGAAGCATTCCTCCCTTTGTTTTCTGGATAGGGCTTGGGAGGATCTGCTCTTCGAGAAGTCGGATTTTCTGATTGGCTTCTGCCACATAGTATTTCAGATCCGAAACCTCTTTCCTCAGAGCCTTGTTTTCTTCTTGGTGGGTCCGGACAATTGGGACATAATCCTTCTTCCATCCATGGAGTTCTGCTCTCATCTTCTTGAGCTCTTCAGTCTTCTCCTTGAGCCGTCTCTGTAGGCTCGAAGCCTTTTTCTCTTCTTTGGTTTTCTCGAAATTGGCCTTCTCTTCTTTGAATTCTTCTTTCTCTTTTCTCAGAAAAGCCCTTTCTCTGGCAAGGTCATCATAGATCCGCACGTTTGTTTCCCCGAGCTTCAAGACATTTTTCACCTCTCGATCGAAAACTGCGCGATCTTTGGCGAGAGCCTGATCCTTTTTCTCGAACTCCGCTTGAGCCGCGATCAGCTCACCTCTCAACACGTCGATCACTTCTCGCTCTTGAGAGTTGTCCTCCCGTTCCTTCCGGATTTTCTGAACCACCTCTTCAGGCGTTGCCCCCCAATTCTCTTTCGCTTCGGCGCCATTGAGCCAAGAGAGATTCTCTTGGAGTTGCTTCAGCGCTTGATCTCTTTGCGAGACAAGGGAGTCGGCTTGTTTCGCCTGTCGTCTTTGCTTTCTTTTTTCGCTTGCGATCTTTTTCTCTTGCTTCGTTTTTCCCATTGTTCAGTCTTCCTTTTTTTTCTTTTGTTGTTCAGCCACATCCCAAATAAAACCAGCGAAGTTCCCAACATCCGCCGCTTCTTTTTGGATCCGCACAAGCGCGGTTTGCCTTTCTTCTTCGCTCAACTCCAGGCTGGAATTCAACCAAATAATTTCGGCTCTCAATTCTACTTCCTCTTGCTTCAGAAGCCTCATCAGTTCTTCGAGGCCCATCCCCACCCATCCGCCTTTTTTGGTATTCTCTTTCCTTTTTCCTTCCATCTCCAGAAAAAAGCCAGCTGGAAAAACTCGATCCTTTTCTTCTCTCATAATCCCTATTCTCCGGAGCTTGTGATTTTTTCAATGTTATTCTCAAGGCAAAACCTGCTCAAGATCCAGGATGCAGCGGCCCTTTCAGTCCGATACTCAACTCCATAATGCCCTTTAAAATAAGGGACAAAGCGTTCTTCTTTGCTTGTGGCATGAATCTTTTTCATGATCTGCCCAAGGTAGATCGATCCCACAAAAACCGATCCAACCCTGTTGTCCATCTCTGCTCTCCAAAACCAAAACAGGTGTCGAAACTTATTCTTCTTCGTGAAATTGTACCGCCGCTCTCCTCCTTGAACGACGCGGGATTCCTCCTTTTTAAATTCAGATTTCATCAATCGAGATCCTCCGATCCTGAAAGACCATTCTCATCAATCGAAAAAACCCTTGCTCTCGAAGTTTGGTCCTCTCCTCTTTTGAATCCCGACCATGCAACCGCGTTCTCCTGCATATACCTGATCCCCTGGCTCAGGGCGTCAACAAGATCGTCCCCATCCCCAAATGGGAAATCGAGCAGCTGTCCCACAACATCCCCGCGCCATTGGACTTTTAGGTTTTTGTCCGGGTCGAGTCTCTCCGAGAAGAAAACCATCCCATTCTGAAAAAGAGGGCTCACGGACTCAAGGCGCATATGCTTGTTCCCGTTCGGAACAACCGGAATAACAGGAAGGATTGTCGTGTGAAGGAGCTGTTGAGAGAGAGCCTCTTGATATGCGACCGACTCCACAAGGATTACATCCGGCTTTACCCGCTCGAATCCAGCTTTGATGATGGCGAGCTGCTCGGGAAATCCACATCTTCTTTGATGTGCATCCATCACATAGACTTCGGGCATGGTATCCCGCAAAATCACGGCAAGAGTAACGCAAGCAAAATAGGAGTGGCGCTTTTTCTCTTTCTTCGAGATTGATAAATCGTACGATTGCACGATGATAAGTTCGGATCTGTGGGGCAGATCGTTCTGTTTATAGTAACGAATCCACTCTTGTTCCATCACTGTTTCGCCATCGTCGATCACCATGTTCCTCCAACCCCTGTTAAAAGCGGAGCGTCCGACTTGTCGATATTTTGCCTTGAGCCTCTCCACGGGCCAATGCTCAGCCCAAACAGGTTCAAAGTTTTCCCCTACAGCGTCAAAGCAAACAAACCAATCTCCAGGTTCTATCTCGCTTTGATCGGGAGTCTTCCCTTTCAAGAATTCTTTGAGGGCTTCCCCACCAATCTCAGAGTTGAAATCTTTTTTATGCCAAAGTGTAGCGATCGAAACCACCCAACTTTTCGAGGAGAGCAACGCAAGCCAGTCAGTCCGAACAGCCGTCTTAATGGACTCTCTTTTTCCGGGCTCTTGAAGGGCGTTCTTCCTATCAACAACGTCGTCAAGGACCAAGAGGTCACAACGTCCGCCTGTTCCAGCGGAGAGCACTCCATAGCCTTCCACAGTGGGCTCTCTCATTTGGCGAGTACGCTGAATGAAGATCCTCTGCCCCGACCACTTCCCTTTTACAGTAGGTCGAACCTTGGGAAAAACCCTTCTATACCTTTCGTTTTCTTCGATGTATGCGGCGATCTCAGATACTCGTTTCCCGGCTTCTGTATCTGTGTTCGAGACGATTTTAATCCGAACGTTTTGATTTTTTCCGATTTCCCACAGACAGCGCCCTACTACCTGGCCGCTTTTCCCATGCTCGCGAGGGCCAAGTATAAGTAATTGTTCATGTTTTCCCATTTCAGATTGCCATTTTTTATGAATATCTGCTTGCCGTACAGGCTCCCCCGTCACTTCATCTTGGACCACATATTCGATCATGGCATTGGGGCAGACTCGAGCCCTTCTTACGCAAGCCTCGTCATGCACTCGCTCCATCAGTACAGAGAGAACATCCTCATCAGCGGCGCTCAACTCGTAACCCACGGATAATTCGGAAAGAATTGAGAGGAGTGATCCTTCGGCTTGAAGAACTTCTTGATCTGTTGCTCTTCGAAGTTCCGATTGTTCGGGGATCTTCTCTACTATTCCCCGGACAAAATGAGAATATTCAGGCGCTTTATTTTCCATTCTCGAAACTCCTTTTCGGGCTCAATCAATCGAATTCTTCTTGGGCTTCTTCGGCTTGCTCAAATGCTTCTTCTTCTTCGGACTCGTCGAGACTTTCGAAGGACTGCAACTCTTCAAAGTCCGCATCAAACACCTCTATGTCTTCGATGATCTTTTTCTCTTTCATGGTGTCCAGGGATGTTTTGAGTTGGTCCGTAAGGGCCGCAAGTTTCCCAGTTGCCTTTTGGTTCATCGCGAAACCCTTCTCTCCCCCGACCCTCCGAACTTCTCGAATGGATCTATCAGCTCCATCGTTCAAGAGAAACGCCTGGAGTTTCGCAAGAGTATCGATCCCCTTTGTCATCGTAAGAAATTGAGCCGGGCTCATGTTTTCCAGAGCCCCCTCTTTCAGCGAGAAATTTTCAAACTTTGCGCCAAAAGATTTCCTCAATTTCAAAAAGATCCCGCGAACAAAAAGAGCGTTCTCCGCGTTTGCTTTGGCAAGATCGTAGTCGCTCACATCTTGCTGCATTCTCCGAACTTTACGAAGCCTTTCGGAGAGCGCTGGCATTTCATCCTCGGGCCATCCAACTTCAATCACGAAAGCTGCAAGCTCCTTTTTTACGCCTGTTGTCCGGGCAACATGGGCCGCGCTTGGGTTATCGTGGAACGCGCTCCACATGGCCTGATACTTGATGTAATCAACCTTGGACATTCTCTTTTCTTCATGTTCGGCAAGCGCTTTTTTCTGGTCATTTACCGCAACCTCTGCGCCTTCTTTTTGCGCTCTCTTTCTAAGGAGAGGGTGTTTCATGATTCCGCCTTTTCATGTTCCAAAACTTCGGACAGTTCGGGTAATCGTGTGAGCATCCCGGAGACAAGGCAAGAGGCAAGGTAGTTATTCCAGGGGCTTGTCTTCTTCCCTGCAAAGAGATCCTTGAGAGCCCTTCTCATAGCCCCCTGGAACGCTTCAAAATCCGCATCCAGGCCAAGATCAAGCTCCTCAAACATCTGATAAACCGAGGGCTCATCTGTAGGCTGATCTTCCTGGATCGGTTTATCAAGATCGGCCTCAGCCTTTACCAGGAGCGGCTTCATTTTCTCTAAGAGAGCCTCCAGGATCTCATGGAATAACCCCCGCTGTTTGTGTACTTCCGAGAAAAATTGAAGTTCGAATTCTCTGATGTTATCGAATATGCCAAACGCCCCATCCACCGAAGAAAAAAGACAGCAATCGAAAACAAGATCGAAGTCTGCAAGCACGTCTTTCTTCCCCAAGGGGAGTACGTACGGCGGAGCCTCAAGGTATTGAGAATGCTTTGAAGTCCTTGGATCTGCTATGAAATCCTCCGACTCGAAACCCTCGAAAAGAGATACAATGTGAGAAACAAAGGATGAGCCAAAGACGGGCTTCTCTCCGCAAACCAACACAAGGGGATGATGGATTTTTCCGGTGAGTCCGTAGGCAACGAGAGACGCCGCAACATAAACAACCTTTCCGATCGAAGATTCTTCATCGAGGACAACGCAAATTTTCATCTCAAAACCCTTTCTTTTTTTCGGTGTATCGGGAGTGGAGAGCCTCAACCCAGGAGCTTTGTCTCTCGCTCGGAATAAATTTTTCATTCATCTCAAAACGCTCGAGCATTTCCAGGAGGAACGTTTCCTCCTTGGCAGAGAAGGGATGAAAACCATTAACAAGATCGTCCGCCATCTCCACCAAAAGATCGCCGATGATCTCTCTCTCTTTTATCTGGGATCCCCACCCATCAAGAGGGCAATCTCCAAAAAGAGGGCAGGTCACCCAACAGCAAAACCCCTTCACCTCGCTCATTTTCTTGAACAATTTCAACAAGAAAGGATTCACCTGGAAAGCTTCGGCGTGTTTCAAAAGAGAGGGTCCGCTCTCACAAGGCAAGGGGACAAAGAGCGCCATCCCCTTGGATTGCTTCAACTTTTGGATTCCTTCGTGGCTCACTTGCTCTTCTCCTTCATCAATTCTTCAATGCTTTTCAGCCGTCTTTTTTTCTCTGGCTCTGCGACCGGCCTTCTCCTGATACCACCCGATGAGGGCTTCTCTTTTGCGTTCTGAGGCGATTTCTCTTCCACTCTGTCTACTCGCCTCAATATCTTTCGTCTCTTCCTCAAAGGCTCTCTCTCGTCCTTTTTTGGGGCAGGCTCTCCATAAGTGGGGATCTCGGCTTCGAAGCGCTCTTTCTTTGCGATCGGAAGTCCCGATCTTCCATCTCGGATCTCGATCTCTCGAACTCTGCAAACGGGCCTGTCTGCCTTATAAACTCCCTCATTACGGGCAAGGGAGCACTTACCAAGAGCCTCGTTTGAGGAGAGGAAGGAGAAGAATTCACACCCCCTGCAACATGGAGTCTCTGGCAGGATCCTCGATGAATAGTTTTCCCAGACGATTCGAGGGGTCTCCATGTATCTCAAAACATCGACAAATCCGAAAGATTCAGATTCTTTTCTTTCGTCCCAATATCGGAATTCGGGAGCCACATCAAGAGGGATTCGAAGAGATCCAAGATAGATTGACGGGAGTTTTTCACCCGCTGAATTTATCGGATACTCCGAAGGGGAACGGTCTTTGTTTACTTCTTCCGACGACAAAGATCGGATCGTTCCATTGCTCAGGAGTATCCCTTTCTCTGTTGCTCTCTTGTGTAGAACGCTGTTCATAGTTCGACCTCCCCGAAGTTGCACAGGATTTCTTCCACCTTTGGATCCTCAAACAAGTTGATCTGTTTCGGCTGAGAGATGAGGATCCACTCTTCTTTTTTCTCTCTCTTGTTTCCACCTGCAATCTTGCGATCAACCTTTCGACTGTAGGCTCTCATCCAATCCCTGAAACCTGGGTGCATCGAACTCGATCCATGGACCACAACCTTTGCTCCCCTTCTCCAGGCACTGTTTAAAGCATCCACAAGATCATTATGTCCCCCTACTCCCATGGGAGTTTTTGTGTATTTGTCGAACTGATCAACGTACGGAGGATCGCAGTAAATCAGATCGCCGCTTCCACATTCCGCGATTGTCTTTGAGAAATCTGAAAACCGAACATCAACCCCATCTCTCCGAAAAAAACGAGCAAACGACACTAGATCTTTTTCATCCATTGCGGACTTTACTCTTTGTATCCCGGCCTTCTTGCCGTAGGGGGAATTGCATTTTCCTTTTTGGTTTACCCGCCAAAGCGTATTAAACGCAGCTTTCACGACGAAGAGAAACCAAGCGGCTCTTTGGATCGGATCGGAGGGGGGATTGTCTCGAAGGGTGTAGAAGTTTTCGCCTGATGAATTCTTGAGAAAGAAGTTTTGCAAAACGGTGAACTCTCGCTTCACCTCCAGTGGAAAAAACGCAAGAGCCTTTAGAGCGATAATGAGATCTGGATTCCCATCACTCACCAAGACTTTTTTTGGAAGCAAAGCGAGAGTCACGGCGCAAGAGCCGCAAAAGGGCTCCACAAAACGATCCCCATCCTCAAGCAGATACCTGAGAAGGCTGGTAGTTTCCCGGAGAACTTCTCCATTTTTGGATCCACAAATGCGGAAAAGGGGATCGATCATTTTTCAAACCTCAAATCAAAAAGGGAAAAGAGAGCTCGGCATCTTTAAGATCTCCAATGGAGACCTTTACTTTTGTTCCGGGTTTACCGGATCTTTCAAACGCAATCTCCGCCGCCAATTGATGAAAGGCAGAGAGCTCTGATTCGCTGAATTGAGCTTCGGCTTTTTTCGCCTTTTGGGAGCTTGGGAAAGTCGAGAACTCCGAAGAGACTTGAGCCTTGGTAAGCGGGTATTCGGATTTGATTTCCTCTTCTGGGTCTGCCTCAGAAAGAGGCTCGATGCTTTCCAGGGAATCCACTGAAACTTCAACGACTTCAAGAACCGTTGTTCCTTCTGGAAGTTCATCGACGATCATCAATCGATTGTAGTCTTGGATCATGATTTTTCGAACGGCTGCATCAGGCCCAAGGCCCTCATCGGATCGAAGCTCAAGGACCAACTCCTGAAACACATCCTCTCGTGTCTCTCCATCTGCAAGATCATCATCGATCAAGCTCAAAAGCCCCGGCTGAACCATGTAGTCCAGATAGATCTCATAGTCTGTAGCGCCGTGAGCCTCGACAATTGCAGTAGCAAGAGCCTCGCTGAACATGTCCCCCTGGCTTTTTTGGAGATTGTACTCCACAAGTTTTTCGTCAATCGATTTGAGGATGTCGAGGGAGTCCCTCCAGATGAGTTCTACCCGCAAAAGCAACCACGCCTCCCCCTTCTTGGACAGAAGCACCGTTGGGGCCTTGAGGGCCGCTCCATGATGCTCGAGAAGCAGATCGTCGGAACCCAGCCCAAAGATTTGCAGGTGAAGATCGAACTCTTTGAGGGTCATTTGGGTTTTGTAATGTCTCTCCTGTCCTTCTGTAAGAGCGGAATACTCCTTGATTTCAGGAAAATAAAAGCGCTCGAGTTCTTCCAAGAGCTCGCCTTCAACTTTGGATTTCAGGATCAGCTCGACCTTTGCCGACTTGCTTTCTCCTTCTTGCGTCTCTTCCTTTCCATCGTATTTTGGGTTGATCACTCTTGCTTCGATTCTTTGCGTATTAAACATTGCTCTTTCTTCCTTCTTGTTCGAGCTTCATTTTTGCCCCATTGAGCCAGAATTTACCCATTGCAAAAGCGTCTGCAATGTCGTGGGATTGGGGCTCTGTCCCCACTTCTGACTTGAATAGTTTGATTGATTTATCTTTGGTCGTTTCGCCTGCAATCCCTCGAAACATTTGGGATTGCCATGATGCAGGGTGAACGATCCGAACGTCCCATCCGAGAAGTTCGGCGCAGACAACCCACCTCATCCGCCTTTCCACGAGAACCTTTGTTGAGTTGATCGACTTGAGATGAAATTGATCCTCCGTGACAAGGAGTGGGCGATCGCAACCCTCCCCGACCTTCCGAAGAAATGAGTAGATCATCTCTGTTTGATTGCAATGAATTAAGCCAAACCCAAGGCTCGACTTCCCCTCCCTGAAGATGCAGTAAGCCGCGATCTTTCCCGGATCTACCGAAACAATCAGAGGTGAATAAATGAAATCGTGTTGAATTTTGCCTTTCTTCTTCGCCATTTCTACGCCTTTTTGTTTTGAGGATCTGTCATTGAGTAAGTCAATGTGGTTGCGTTGAAGAAAAAGTAACAAGATCCAAGGCTTGCGAAGTCGGATCGCGTTTTCAACCATGTAAATTCTACCAACGGATTCATCCTTCCATCTTTCGTTCTTCCTACGTACAAGCGGCCCACGTTGTCGGCATCCTGTTTTACCCGAGCTGAGCCAGGAAGATCACCTAGTTCAACTTTTTGATTTTTTCGATTTGGGTTGATTTGGTTGGGGTGAACAACCATAATGATTCGAGTTGAAAGGTCCTTCGCAAGGCCCTTAAAGAGCCTCATCGCCTTGTCAGTCTCTGTCTTCATTTTCGAGATATCTTCAATCAACATCGCATATTGCAGGGGGTCGATAAAGAACGCCCCGATCCCCAAGTATCTCGAAGCGTGAGTGATGATCTCTGCTACAGCGTCAAGGCCGATCGCCCCAAAAGCATCAAGAAAATAAATCGGGATTCGATCGAGTTCTTGAATTGCGGCGTCAAGGGTCCTTTCGTCCATTCTCAGAAATTCCGTTTGAGCGATCAAGCAACAAAGTTTTGCAGCCATATCAACGGGTTGCATCTCAAAGTTGCAATAGAGCACGGGGACTCCCTGCTTTGCGATGTTCAAAGCGAGCGTAGCACAAAAGGTAGTCTTCCCCGTCCCCGTATCTCCCGTGATAATCGTCAATTCTTTCTCTCGAAAACCACCGATGATCCCATCCATGTTCTTGAATCCGGTAGAGATACCAATGGTTTTCTCTCCACCGTGTAACCGCTCCATCAGCTTTCCGCGAAGATCGGAGATCGATTGGACTTCAGAGCCTGGAAAGTTTTCAGCATTCTCCAGAGCTGATTCGATCTCTTCGACGGCTATCCCGGACTTCAAGCATTCGTTGCAGTCGTTGAGGGGGAGTTGGACGTCAACGCAACGCATTTTCCCAATCTTCTCAGCGGCTTGTTTTGCACCGTCGATCCCGGCCTCATCGTCATCGAACGAGAGGAGGATCGTCTCGGACTCGGACAGATGAACAGTCCATGCACTATCAAAGCTCTGAGCGCCGTTCGGAACGCTCAGGACGTTCGAGAACCCATAAGCCATATAACTCAGGCGATCCAACTCCCCCTCGCAGAGAATCACATCATATCCATCCTGAAGCGACTCCAGCCCGTAGAGATCAGAGACTCCCCCTGTCCACCGCTGCATAAACTTTTTCTTCTTTCCTCCCTTGTTGTAGGTTCGCAATCCGAGAAATTTAAAATTAAAAAGCATTCCATCTCTCGTAAAACAGGGGAAAGCTATACAGGGGAAGGGGCCTTTTCCCATGTCCATTTTTACGAAACCCACTTTGGCCTCTCGTAAAATGTGGATCGGGATCTGTCTCTCTTCGTGCAGAAGAGACGCGGCTTCGAGGATTTCAGGATCCTCTGTTGTTCCGTCAAAGGCGGACATAAGGGCGTTGTGGTATTCGTCGGCAAGGCCTGGATCGGGGACTGGATCGTAGACGATCTTTGCGGTTGTCTTTTTGAAGAAATCGGAGCCGTCGTTCTTTCCTCTTTTTTTCGACCTTACGATGTCTCCAAAAGCTCCCTTGAGCTTCGAGAACCCCCCGCCATTACCGCATTTTTTGCAGTGATGAAAACCAGGGAGCTTCATCTTGCTTCCCTTTTGGCTTTTCACCCTGGAGATATACAGGTGTTTTGGATCTCCACAATACGGACAGTCCGACAAGAGAAGTAGTTCGTCGCCTCCGCTTGTGATTTTGAATTGGAGACCTTTGTTTTGAATGTAAAGGTCTATCTCGTTTTCTTCTTCTCGCATTATCCGCCATTCCTTTGCCTGATTTTCTCGTAGAAATCAGCGCGATCATCAAGCTCACTTTCCACCACTTCAATCTCCGCCTCGATTTCTTGGGAGGCGCTGAAGTAGTTGATGAATTGCTCCACCTTTTCATCATTCCGAAAGATAAGCTCTATACCGTTGTAGGAGATCCCGCGTTCATTTTCGCCTTGATGGTACGGGGAAGAGGCACACCCAAGGATCGCATTTTTAAGATCGCTGATTGCCCATGTTTTGAGCCGGGCTTTGATCTTCTTTTCGCGATCCTGGGTGAGCTGGGATCTTTTTTTGAAAGTTTTTTTCCAGAATTCGAAGACTTCAAGGATCGCTGGATCCTCGCCTTGTTGTTGTGGCTCTATGTGTAACTTCCACTTTGGGAGGGAAATGGCGCCATAGAGATCGACAAAAACAAGGCCGCAAGAAACGAGAGATGAGAGTTGGAGTTGGAAGGTTTCCGGAGAAAATCCCGTAAACTCCCTTACTTTTTTAAGGGATACGAGTTTTGAATCTCCAGAAACTTCGGACAAAAGGAAGACATAGAGCCATCTTTCAAGGGGTGAAAGTACAACCCATTCAGGGGATTCGAAGGCTCGTTCTTTCAGTTCAACTCTCATCTCTGAAACTCCAGTTTAGCCGACTGCAAAGGGGTTGTTCTCTCTTGGCCCCTTGCCCGATTTGTTTTCTCCCAAAAGGGCCTCCGCCTGATCGAGGGCAAAGGCAAAATCTTCCTCTGTCAATGGATAGAACTTTTTGATCGAAAGTCTCTTCTTGCCGTTGTATTCTTCCTCCGTGACTTCCGCACAAAACGGACGATAAAACAGAGCATGATGAACGAGATCATCATTATCCAGGTCGAACTTTGAGATCCGATCTCCTTCGTTTTGCTCGATCGCAAAATAGAGCTCTTGATATCTCCAGACGATTGTCGATGAGGTGTAGAAGGACTCGTAGAACCGCTTGCCTCTATGTTGATTGTTGTTGAGGATTTGGAAGCAAAAATTGATACACTTGTTCCCGCTGAGCGATTGCCCTCGCTTTACCCAGAATTCTTTGGGATCGTCGATGATCCAAATAAAGTAAGTCCCTGGAGTGATTGCTCCTTGTCCGCCTTCGACCTTCGTTGTTTCACCGTTTGCAATAAATTCCATCTCAGGATCTCCTTATTCTTCTTCTCAGTTTTGGTTTTTCTGCTTCTTGTTTTTCCGGTTGTTCCGGATTTTGCTGAATTGTTTGTTCAGGCTGAAGAGGTTTTGCTTCCTCTTGTTTTGTTTCGGGTTGAGCGGAGGGGTTTTTCTTTTCATCTCTCTGGATTCGTTCAAGATTCCAGACGAAAGACTCTTCAACCCAAACAAAGAACTCTTCCGGAGTCTCTTCGAAGTCGGTATCCTCGATGTCCGCGTAAGATTGATGAAGCTCCCCGAAGTCAGGAGCATCGTACATAGCCTTTACTCGGGAAAGATGGAGCGTGCTCAGGGGTTCCCCTTCCCATTGAGGCGGATCGTTTTCAGGGATCTCCATGGAAGGTGGATTCTTTTGCTGCGCTTCAGGAATCGCCTGGGGCTCTTCTGAAACCATTTCGATCTTTGATCGCCTCTGTAGCCGCGCCGCAAGAGAAGAGGCCTTTGGCGTGCTTTGAGGCGCCTTCTCGTTTTTGTTCTCAGCTGGGGTTGTTTCTTGTTCTTGGATGGGGAGGATGGGGGGAGCTTCGACCTTTGGCCTGTTCGTCGTTTCTCTCCTCCTCAGATTCTTCAGGGTTTTCGGCTTTGCCCCTTCGGGCAGAAGGTGATCCACATCTTCCGTGACTCGATCCAGGCCCTGATCCCATTCTCGAATCTTTTCCAGCCAAACCTTGGGGTCCGCCTCCTCCACATCTTTCAGTGCGGGATGAGCCTTTGATATGAATTTTTCGGGGAGTCGGAACCCAACGACGAATTCAAGAGTTGAACCGTCGTCTGAATTTCTTCTGTAGTGGTGGCCTGAAAGGTTGAACAGGCCGGGGATGGAGGCCTTTACCTTCTTCCCGTCAAGAGCCAATTCGTGAACGATTTTTTCATCATCTTGGGCGTTAACGATCTTGGTGATGCAATGAAAATTACACTCCACATTTCGAAGATCTCGAAGGACATTCATCAGCCTTTCTCCCAGATCGCCCCACTCCTGGAAGGTCATTTTGTTGGCTGATGACTTGGAGAGGATCTCTTTTTTGATAATGTCTTGGACCTCCTCCAGGTCGTCGAGGACAATCGACTCAAAGAAAAACTCTTCACCGTCGATCTTTCCTACTCTCCCAAGGCCGTCTTCGCTCTCAGAGGAGTGAACAAGAGCCCTCACGATTTCGTTGATGTCGCTTTCCTTGCGCACCAAGAAAACTAGAGCCTCCGGATTTGCCGCACGGATCGAGCTTGCGGCTTGTGGGGATGGCTCAATCACGACAGGCCTTGAGGCTTTTGATGCGGTTGTTGTTTTTCCGGAGCCAGAAGCTCCGTTGTGAAGGATTTTCAGGAAGGTTTTTTTCTTCCCTTGATCCGATCCAGCCTTGAAAAGTCTACTCATTTTCCTTTCTTCCTTTCTTTTTTTCTTTTTCGATTCGGGCCAAACATAAACATTTCTGCAACCCCAAGGGACATGTAGGCGTGACGTCTTGCTTCGTTCATCTCTTCAGGGTTTTCGATCCCGCTCTCACAGGAATTACAAACGCCTGGCTCGATGATCTCTTCAAAATCCTCGTAGGATTGGAGGTGCCCAATAGAGATTGTCAGTCCCTCAAAGGCGATGATCTGTTGGAGAACACAGGCTGTTTCTTCTCCTGACAGCTTTAGTTCTCCGGTCTCTTCGTTGGTTTTCTCTACCAGCCATTGGGACAGCATCGTCCAATTTTCGGATTGCTCGGGTGTTCGGTCTCCATAGCCAAGCTCGATATTCTCAAGTAAATCATAAATCTTTTTTTGCATCCGCTGATTTTACCTTTCGTCAAGTTCCGGATGATCCGAGCACTCAACCCAATTTGAATTCCTGAATTCCACATTCTCAACGGGAATCCGCGATCCACATAGTTCCCTGTACTCACACCCGAAATAAGAGCCCGTACAGTGGCTTACATTCTTGGGGAAGATCGAGAGATCTTTTTGAGAATGGTACTCCTCAACAGCTCCCACAATCTCCTCAGAGGCCCGGAAGACTTCACCAATTGTCTCTGCAACATCAGCGTCTTGGAGGTAGTGTTCATGGACACAGATGAACTTTTCCCATCCTTTGTTTTTGTTTTTCTCCAAGAGTTCTTCTTTTTCCGGTGAGTCCGGAAAGTTTGATAGATGGCTTGCCAGGGCGTCAAAGGTCGTATCCAGGGCTGAGGTTGAAAGAACTTGTCCGTCTTCGTTGCACTTCTCGCAAACACCGGACTTTGTGGACTTCTTGCCCTTACATGACTTGCAATTGATCATCTTTGGAAGAGAGGGGAGTTTCCTCTTCAGGACTGCATACTCCACAGACTTGATTGGTTTTCCTCTCGTAAGGCCCGATTGCCTTACAGCCTCAGCATAGATCCGAACTTGTGGATCGAGGCTCACGCGGCTCTGATAATCCACTGGATCGCCTGATGTCGTCTTGTATTCGCGAAGAATAAAGATCTCATTTTTGCGATCCCAGAGAAGGCAATCAACGAGCCCCGAAACAATCCACCCAAGGGCCTGAAACCCATTGTGTATCAATGGCATTTCAAACTTGAACTCAGTTGAGATCACGTCATATCGATCGAGATCTTCAACCCCCCTACAAAAGAGCCAATTTTTAAAAACTCCCTTACAGAGTTCTATGGTTTCGTCGATCTCGTCGGTTGAATTTGTGAGTTCTGTTGTTCCCTCGAACAGAACCGTTTGGGTTGCCTCTTCTTTAAAGGCTTTGAAGAGGGGGGAAAGCGTCGCAAGTCTATGATTTGCGTAGGACTCCAGGTTGTTTGCTCTCCGAGATGCTTCTTTTTCCCGGAGTCCCGCCTTTTGAAGCCTTCCGTTTTGCTTCATCTCCGCTTCAAGCATGGCGTGGATGAGCGTCCCCATACGGGCAGAAGGTGAAGAAAGAGACTTTCGGAAGGCTCCAATATACCGATAATAAAATTGGCGACGACACGAGAGCCACCGCTTAAACGTCGAGTTCGTGATTATGCGAGTAGGAGAATCGAGATCTCTGATCATTGCTCATCTCGCTTTACAGCGCTTTCGCGCTTCACGATCTTTCGGATCGTTTTCTTTCTTTTTTTCGTTCGAGCTCTTTCGATTCTCTCGAGCTCTTTCTTCATGAGTTTTTCGGATGTTCTTTTTTCTTGCGCCTTCGCCTCCAAAAGCCACTGCGGGACGGGCGCGAGAAGGCCATCCCAAGACTCCAGTTCACACACGAAAGTCAGGGGGACTCCAAGTATGTCAGCTACTCTTTCGTAGGTCTTGAGGTGTGTTTTACGCACTCCTACATCAAGGAGTGAGGCTACTCTCATCCGAGAGAGTCCCATTTTCTCAGCGAGAGAAGAGGCCGTCTCCTCGAGGATGAGCAGACGGCTTTGGATTTTTTGCTTGATCGAACTTGGGGCAACCTCCACAAAAAGGGAGCCTCCCTGAACTCCAATATCTCCTACAGACATAACATTTTCTCCCAGGTTTGAATTAAAAAACTATTGATAAAAGAAACAATACAAACGCAACGATCTCTTGTAAAGGACTTTGTTGCAAGGCGCTGTTTCTATGTGTTTTTTTTAATTGGCTGAAGATTGTTTTTGGGGTATTTGTCAGATCTTTTGTTGTCGATCGGTTTATTGGAGGGGTATGTTGGGGTTGCCTGGAGATCTCTTTTTCAGGATCGCTTTATTTGGATCGACTGTACCTCTCAATAAAAAACAAAGATACGCTTAGAGCCAAGGCGAGGGAATAGCTTTTCCAAAAGGCAAGAAAGACTTCCATCATGCTCAGAGTTGGGTGAAGAAACCAGAAGATCATTGAAGAGATAAGGAGGGTTGGGATCAAGACGATCATAAAGATCATGAGGCAGTGACTGACATTTTTGAGGATTTTCTTTTTTGATCTCATTTCTTTTCTTCCTTTCTTTTTGTTGTTCTTTTTCAACACTTTTTCCATCATTTTCTCAACTGCACACTCAAGGCGCAACCCCGGCTTTTTTACCCTGATATGTTCCTACTGCCTTCCATGTAAAGCCATGAAAAACAGGAAAGGAACAGATCAGCCACTCGCTCTTTTCCTGAGCTGTTCTTTCAGGATCGGATTTTCAGGATCTCTTTTTTAAAAAAAAGATCGGAGAAAAAGGATCGAAGAAAGAGCAACCGAGAAAAGAAGTATCTCCTGAGTGAGCGCCGCAAAGTTGGAAGGGAGGATTTGGATTTTAGCCAGTGGCTATCAGGACCTCCCAAAGAACACACTATCAACAAAACTTTTCCCTTTGCGGACGCCGTTCCCAGGCTCATTGTGTACATGTGAGGGTTCGTCGATGCTTGCGGCCCCTTACACATCGCTTTGATGTGCATCATTCCGCCCGTGGTAGCCGGGGATCGATAGTTCTTCACGGCTCGACTTACTCCCATGTTTGCGCCTACATTTCGCGCCTCTGCTTTTCCTATTTCACGTATCCAGCGGAGGGTAACTTTCCGCTTCGTGTCCCGTGAAATCCCAAAAAAAGAAAAGCAGAGTTCCCCGCTGGTGGGGGTCTCTCTCATCTTGCATCGAGTTGCTTGCAGAAGGTTTAAAAACCGATCCTGTTTTTCCGATCCTCTTGAGACGATCTCCGAGTCGAGATCCTGAATACCGATCAGGAAAAAGTGATCTTGTTTTTGTGATCTTTTGCATGGGGAATAAAGTTGAAAAGAAGGGAAAACCAACAGAGAGGAGACTGAGAGAGCGTTGCATGTCCGACCAAGGACAGGGTAGCTTTCAATCCGATATGAGGCAGATTGAGAATCGGTGCAATTTTTTCTGTTGCAATTTTTGGGATTCCGATTCATTCTCTTCTCATCTTGGTTTTTTGGAATTCCCCCTTGTTAGCACTCAGGGGGTTTTCTTCTTTTAGGGACTTTATTTTCAAAAGCTCGATAACAAGCAAGACCAAGATCGCCGATTCCCCCCAAAAAATCAAGACAAAAAACCCCCATCAAAAGAATGTTGTTGCAGTCCAAAGAGAAATTGAGGATCATTGCGTCTTGAGAGCTCCTCCAAAACTCCTCCAAGAAAGAAAGGGAAAATTGAAATGGGAAAAAAGTTTGCAAAAGTACCACTGTCCGCAAGAAAGCAACTCCAGGACCTCGAGAAAGAAGGTTGGACCCTCTGCGCAATGTGTCTTCTTCAGGACGGAAAAAACATCCCGACAATCCTCTGTGTCCGTGGCAACGAGATGAAAACCTATGCCCAATCATTTTCAAAAGAAAATACCAAAACAAAAGAGGATGCGTTCGAGAGCGCTCAAAATGTCCTGGACCAGCTCAAAGAGGGAATGGTCCAAGAAAAGAAGACTGTTCTTGGGGGTATGACACTGACAGATTATTTCATCGAAAGCGCTCCCGCCTCGGAGTAACCGCAATTTACACCGACCCCAAGAAAGAAAGAAAGAGAAAATGAAAAAAACAAAAAGAGGCTTTGCCCTCCTGGAATTCGAAGACAGCAACGGGCAAAAGTGCTCCCTCCAAAAGAGTTCCATCGCAACCGAAGATCGCATTTGGTTGGGCATCGACGACGCAAATCCCCAAATCATGGCCTATCAAGCAGGAATCTTTGGAATCGAAACCAGCGAAACAACTGGCTGTGTTGAATTCCCAATTCCCAGAGAGGTTATGCTTTCGACGAGAATGCACCTCAACAGAGAGCAGGCATCTGAGCTGATTGAACATCTTCAAAGATTCGTTGCCACCGGGGATCTCGAGGAAGAAAAATAAAAAAAACATGACGTTACACCCGGACACAAGAGCCCTCGTTGAAGAACTGATTGAAAAATATTTCACCTCGTAAAGGAGAACATCGATGAGTAATTCTCGCATTGATGTGAAGAGCATCACCTGGTGGAAAAACCAGATTCGTTGGAGCCTCCACAATTGCGTCGCACACCCTCTCTCAGACGTCGTCTTCTGGGCAGCCGTGTTCACCCCTTCGCCAAGGGTCAGACGGGCCTTGCTGAAGGTCTCAGACACGATCCACGATGCGTCTGTCCCGTATCACAAGAAGCATCCCCAACGAGGACACGAATTGTTCTAAAAAGTTTTTGACAAACTACCAAAAACCCATTCCCAAAGAGGTTTCACTCTCAACGAGGATGCACCTCAACAGAGAACAAGCTCAGGAGTTGATAGAGCAGCTCCAGGTGTTCGTCTCCACTGGGGACCTCGAGGAAGAAAAATGAAAAAAGTCTGAGGCTCAGATAAAAGCGATCCTGAAAGCGATCCCCAAAAGCGATCCCCCTCCACAAAGTTGACCTCAAACCCACCTCTTCCTACTCTTGCCTTACCACAATGATTCTTCTGTAACTCTCTCTCTCAATGTCATCA